CTGAGCCGTCTATTTTATCAAGCCACGTTATGATAGCCATGTGTCGTGTTTATCGTCGTGTGTTATTCTGTCAGCCATTGTCTATACTATTAATGTAAACAGCCCGAATCAGCTTTCTGGGATCTGAAGTAGGCAACGAGTTGTCTTTGTCTGTAAATGTTATCGTTGATGCCTGACCAAAAGCGGATAAGGATAAGAATGTTAGAAATATTAATAGATAATTTTTCATTTTAATTGTCTTTGTCCTGAAATGTTATTTCGTCAGCCATTACGGAAATCCTGTTAATGTTGTATATTTTCTAACCAATCTTGAGGTATAAGGAGCTGCGGCGCCGCCAATTCTTCCGGAGTAGTAAATAAGTTTATTAGTTCTGTCAATTCTTGGTAATGATGTATATTGCGCGTCTTCATCGCCCGGTGTACCTGTTGGCCATACAGTTTCCTTACCAACTGGAAAACTTGATAAACTAGCCGATGAAGTGCTGAAAATAGAAAACGAGTCCGTTTGTTGCTCTCCGCGAAACCTCCCGTATAATAGCACCCATTCACCTAAGTCAGTATCATACCATAAGTCTGGATATACTTGGCCTAATCCTGAACTCGAATATGGTAGTGCCACTACATCGCTATGCAGAACAGACCAGTTCCCCGGATCAGTGATATCGTCAGCCTTTAAGCATCTTGCAATATTTAATTGTAGTCTGTCGGCAGTTACGTTTTTGTAAGCATAAATAATATGATGATAAGTGGTACTGTCTGGGTTATCAAAATATTTAGGCGCGTGATTAAAATGACCAGAACCACCGGACTCAATAATTCTACCTATGTAGGTCAAATCTGTGGGGTCAGAAGTTGGGCTACTCATCAAAGCAATATCATGGCCCGTTGTAGATGGAAACTCAGCATCCCTGACGACACAAAACCAATAAATAGTACTACTAATTACCACCTTATCATAAGGCAAAATTGTGGTTACATCTTCTGATACGATACTACTTGATAAAAATATCGGATTACCTGCATCTTTTGAGCCTGTAGCCTCTCCGGTATAATTGAACGCTCCGACGTCGTAATTCCCAACGTCACTACCGGTTTCATCTGTACCTCCATAAATTGCTACGTCATTATAACGTGCCTCACCAAAAATAGAACCACCATCCCACCCGGAACCGGTGGAGTAGTAGATAACCCTTTTGTTAGTTGGCCTTATTCCAAATATTGGTTCCTGTTGCGCTAGGTAATAATTATTCCATACGGTTTGCATTGCTATCTTTTCATCGGCATGTAACACATCACCAATCCCACAAAGCGCAATTGTATCACTCGAAAAAACATCTACCGCCGCCGTTGACAAGCTGTTCCTTGCTAATAAATACAGATCACCGCTAGGAACCGCGACCGAGGTACGGGCTAGGTTTCCACTTAAAAGCCGCTTTCGCCAAATCTGTTTGTTTGCAGAGCTTATCCGCTCGAAAAAATAAAGCCCCCTGCTAATCTCATTCCCTGCATAGTCATCGTTAGTTGCATCATTCATTATAATACGCGATGCGCCAGGTGTTACTGCCACCCTGCTGACTGTCGCTAATATTTGAGCTGTTCCAGCTGCGTTACGTAACCCAACAACTGCGGAATCGGACGTACCTAAGAATCCAGACAGCTGAAAATCAATACTCGCGGCATTAAGTGTATATAATCCGGCACCGTCACTTGCAGGATTAAAATGCGTATTTAAATATCCTGTCGTACCGTTACCCTGAAAACCTAATGACGAATAACTTAATGTTCCGTGTTCAGTTAATCTATGCGTTGACGGGTTGATCCAGTTAAGTGTGGCAAATTCTCTTGCGTCAGAATCTCCAGCCATCACCCAAAAAGCGGCCCGTTGGCTATGATAGTTCACAGAAATCAAATTACGCATTAATCCATTTTGCCGCCTACGCGTGCGAACATTTGGCAGTGCAATGCTATTATCAGAGGCATAATCCAGTAGCGCCTCATATTCAGCTATTAGCTTAAAATTTTCTAACAGCGTTATGCTTGACGTTATCATACAAACGGCCCCGCTATTTTTACCACCCAACCCGTTCCATTCCATGTGCCACCTAATTCATAAACCCCAATAACAGCAGGAGTCCAGTCGTCACCGTCAAAAAACGGATCTGCCATTATAAAATCTGCAGGCATAGTAATCACAGCCGCCACATTGGTAACCTGAAAAACAAAACTGAACAACAGCGCATTAGTTGTATTACTTAATGCTAATATTTTAGCAGCTGCAAACGACGCTGACCCGACAAAAAGTCTTTGTCTGAGTGAGTTCATATCTAATGTTATCGTTCCACCAGCCGTACTTGCCGATGCACTGTCGAGATTATTCTGTTTTGCATCCAGCGCCGATTGTAAATCTGTTTGACTTGATAGCGTTCCGGTGATTGATCCCCATGCACTACTTCCAGCTTCACTGGCCACCTCAGCTATTGCAGCCTGAACGTCTGTAGCGGCAATAGTTCCGACAGGGGTAAACGCTATATCACCAGCGTCTAACACTACCACACCCGTTGCGCCGTTTACAGAATCAACAGCGCCGCCACCCGCCCCAAGATCAGCAAGGTTCTGTGTTGTGGTTTGCACGTTCACACCGCCTTTTACGACTTCAACAAGCTCTACGCCTGAAAGCGCCCCGGCTGCGGTTAGTTCCGAAATTTTCTTGCTAGCCATTATTCTAAAAGTCTAAGTTCTTCATCTTCTAATAATCTAAATTCGCCATCCTCTAAAAGTCTGGCATTGTCTTCTGGGTTTTCTTCAGTCTCAGCGTTGAGTGTGAAGTCTATAGGTCCGTCATTTAGTTTAAATAAAACAGGCACGTCCATAACCAATAAGTATAGTGTAACCTCCTGATATGATATATTCAATTTCGTAATAATAGTTACCCCGCTCGATAGCGGTGTCTTCTACTGGGGCATTCAATAAAATCTCATGCGAGTGCGTAGCTGATAATGTTAAATTTGTTGGTGATGTCCAGTCTATTACCTGATACCCTCCTTCTCGCTCTTCCCATATCTTAAAAGTATATCCTGTAGCTGCTGAGAAATTCCACTCATTCCCGTTAATGTCATAGAATGCGTGTCTTTTATTAAGCACACTTTTCCCGCTATAGAAGAATAGCTCCTTTTCTTGCGCTATGAATTCATTATGAATGTCCATGTCCGCAACAGATATCGCATTGACATCCGTGTTTATGTTTTCCTACTGGTGTTATATGAAATCCCGTTCCTCTATTTTTAGCGCCTCCACAATTCACGCAATTGTATAAAGGGTACGTATCGCAATTTTCCTCCAGGAAACTGATTAACTTGTCCTTCTTCGTTTGTGCCCACATTTTAGCATCACGGATTAAGTTGGCCATCTCCGCGTCAGTCGCTGATCGTGAATTGTCTTCCTCATGCACCCTGAGCCCGGAAGCATGAGTTTTAAAATTGGCTTTCGGTAGCCAAAATTGATATGCTTGCCACGCTAAAAACGGTTTGATGTAACCCATTAGGGTGACGTTAGCCGCACTCAAAGTTGTCGGGTTCTGACTTACCAACTCCGCTACCAACGTCGAGCCTATGACCATCTCCAGCATCTCCTGACTTCGTTTAATAGGGTTGTCCAATTCAGTTTCAGGAACATTCTGCGAAATGTCCGTTTCTATTTTCACGTACTGGTAGTTTATGAGCTTAGCCATGTAATTCTTTAACTTTATCGTTGGCCCATTCCATCATTTCAGTACCGCCCCAGGCGTAATATGCTACCGCTTCACAACTTTCACCCCACGGCTTAGCGCTATGAAGAGCATTTTTACTCAAAAATCTCGAAAGTCTTCGAATTTCCTTCGGCCCAAGTGGTTTCCCGTCCATTATTGCTTGAGAAATCACCTCCCCTGCCTTCCCGACGCACCTGGTTCCCATTTTCTCCTGCCATTCTAAAGCTCTTTTTACATTTTCCTTAGTTTTCTCCGGATAGGAATTAAAATGAAGATTTAAAATCCTGTTTTCTACTGGTTGAATTGGTTCTGTCGGAGTTTCTGGCGCTGTTATTACGTTTTCTTCTACTAAATCAATCTCAGTATGGTCTCTAATCCACTTCCTGCGCTCTGGTTGTGTTAATTCAGCCCAAGTTTGTGGATCAACTGTATTAGTCTCCGGATAAGGGTTGTAACTTACTATCGAAATCGGATCAGTAATTGGGTTGACCATATTAGAAAGTAAATCCTGGTAAATCTTAATTAAAAGTGACTGTGGCCTTACAGCCCTTTGCTGCATAAGCTTCACCGCGGGCCGGATTTGTTCGCCTGAGAAGTTATTTGTATCCTGAATATTCGCTAGAACTCCAGGTACTTTAGTGGCGATGGTTATTTTCTTTATAGCGTGTTCGTCCTGTACTCTGAATAGATCCGGATTACCCGCCGTTGGGAAAGGTTCTAATGACGGATGTTCATCTTTGTTATCGCCCCACATCGCTAAAATCCTGTGCCTATTCTTAGCCCCGGCGAAGTTGTTTGTCATCTCCTTGTCAAACAGTTCCCCTTTAGTGTATTCTTCGGTGTCGTTCTTCTTCACCCCACTGGCGTCATTCGGATTACCGATCATTTTCATGATGACGTCCTGAAGGAACCCGTTTTCTAAGTTGTCATCAAAGTAAATAGCCGCATTCTTTTCAACGTTCATCCAATGCTGAGCTGAGTAATAGTCAGGTATAGGGTAGAATGGATCTTTATCGTCTCGAATTCCGAACCAATAGATTTGCCCTTTCCACTTTGGGTCACTGCCAGCCTGTGTCGGTGCAGCCTGAGGATTGTAGGCGTCGTAAACGACATTATCCTGAGACCTGTATAAATTAGTTCCGAAGTATGGATTATAAATAATCTTCGAAATCAGCCCGTTGTCGTCTGGCTTATGAAGCCTACAGCTTCCAAAAGGTAAGTCTGTAAATTGAGTAATCTGCCCTACCCGGTTGTATTTTACAAGCGTAGCAACACCCCAATGTTTAGCCATTGAAACAGACTGCATAGCGTGAAACTGGAAGAAAGTTAAACCGGCTAGATTGACTTTTAGGTTTTCTAAGTCTTCACCCTCATTAAATCCCTCCCCTGCTATGAAGTCAGCCCATGTCGAAAGACACGACGTAGCCGTGGGTGAACCGGAAACAAGTTTAGTTAATCGGGTAGGGAAAGAGTCGTCAGCCCCGAAGGGTAGGTAATTACCGTGATCTACTTGTGAAGAATACGCGAACTCGCGCTGGACGAAGTTAGAAACGTAGTTATATACTTTG